CTTTGAAAATGCTCAGTTAGTTTGTTATGATGAGAACAAGAACAAATCCGACAAGATAGAACTTGTACAATTATGAGCATAGAAGTTTACGATAACTTCTTACCAACAGAGGTTTTTACGCCCATCAGAGATTATATCTTTGGTGGGCGTATGCCGTGGTATTATTGTTCTAGTTCAGTAAAACCTGATGATAATTGCCCACAATTTGCACACGCCATGTATGTGGATTCTGAACCAATATCTAGTGTGTTTAATGTAGTTAAACCAATATTTCCTACATTAAATCCATTTGCTTTACACAGATTGAAGTTTAATGCTACACCTAGAACAAAAAACATACAAGAGAAACCATTACACGTTGATGTGACAGGGCCATGTGCCAGTCCTAACCCGCCCTTTCCTAATTTGCCAAACTATCATATATGCGTCTTGTATTTCAATGATAACAACGGATATACATATTTTGAGGACGGACAAAAGGTAGAATCAAGAGAAAATAGAGCAGTGATATTTCCAGGCGATTTGCTTCACGCTGGAACATCATGTACTGATGCTGACCTAAGAGTTGTACTCAACATAGATTATTGTAAGTGGAATTAGATGGATTTATTTCCTACATTATTAGAAGAATATGATTTAACAGGGGCGCCTGGTGTAGATGAATTTCATCATCATATAAAAACTAATGGTAAAAGTAAAACACACTCACTAGCAGTCAATGGCGTGAGTTCACATGGAGGGTGGGATCCCCTGCGAGACAGGGTATCTGAACCAATGTTGACCACATTTCAGCAGTGTTGTAATCATTTCACAGAAAAGATGGGTAATTGGCCTGTTGTGATTACTGGTGCATGGTATAATATTTTACCTAAAGGTGGATTCACAGAGAGGCACAGGCATGAGTCAAGTGTAATTAGTGGAGCATACTACCTTGATCTACCAGACGGAGATTTTGGTAAATTTTTCGTGGTATCGCCTCTACAACCTTATATGATGTGTATTCATAATATAAAAGAAACACCTTATGGAATGTATTTCTATGATGTTCCTATCAAAGAAAAACATTTATATTTGTTTCCATCATGGTTAGAGCATGGCAGTAGAACAAATAATACTGAACATGATAGGTGGACAGTAAGTTTTAATACTTCCCAGTGTAGTCAAGAAATGTTAGACCCTGCCTTTGTGGAGTCTATATGGGGGAAAGGGCATGAGGGTAGTTGATATATTGCCAGTGAAATTAGGTGTGGTAATGTACCCAGAGCATGAGAGAGTTAAGTCGTTATTGATTGATGAAATTAAAACTCATGGTGATGAATATGAACACAAGAAAATAGATGCTGTCACCAAATCACTTGAACATTTAGATTACTACTCGCCGTTATCAAATGATAAGTATAAAGAGTTTAGAGAGTGGATAGAATTACAGGCAGAGATATATGCCAAAAATATATTAGGTTATGATACGTCAGATTTTCTACTGACAGACAGTTGGATAAACGTGTGTGACGCTGGTGGTAAACAACTGCCACATTTTCATATAAATGCCGCTGTGTGTGCTCTATATTATGTTAATTTTGATGATTCGTCACACTCGCCAACTTATTTTTATCGTCCTAATGATAGTCAAAAATATCCTGATTACTACTCTTATATGTTGACTAATCATAAGCATACCAAGTATAATAATGTTAATGAGGTGGTAGGATTAGAAGGTTCGTTATTACTATGGCCAGCTAATTGTGTTCATGGTTATAAAACCAATTACACAGACAATAGAATCACTATATCCAGTAATCTTATGCCTAGATATATTAATTCTTTTGAAGTCATACCACTAACTAAAGATGAAAGACACACTGCCATGACTACCTTTAGATCAGGGCAACTATGGGATAATCCCGATTTATAACATGGAAGTTATCAACGTATTACCTACGCCAGTGGCGATCATACCTTGCCCATTTCATGTCAAGGTAAAAGAAACTGTATTGGCGGAGATAGAGGAACAAAAAGTAAATCAAATAACATATAGTGCTAACTCAGATCAATTAAAACATATTGGTCATTATTCAGTATTACACAATGATGAGAGATACGGCAGATTTAGAAATTGGTGTGAACAACAGGCAGAGTTATATGCTAAGGAAGTCAAGGGAGATTATATACAGGAGGCAGTTCAAGTTACAGATAGTTGGATAAACATTTCAGATAAAGGTGGTTATCAATACCCACATCATCATGCCAATTCATATTTGTCAGCAATATATTATGTCAATTTTGACATGGCAAGAGATCATGTGCCCACATATTTTACTAGGGATACTAATTTCATAAATGCTCCCGCCCTTAATTTTATCACAGGAAAAATTACAGACTACAATCAAAATAATGAAGTCCTATCAAATGAGGGAGAGTTAGTTATATTCCCATCACAGTTGAATCATGGTTATGACGATAATATAGGAGATAATAGAATATCGTTATCAATGAACTTTATGCCCACTATTGTCACTAATGGGGATTATGGGTGGCGATGTGTCAATCTGAATCAAAGTGAAAGAAAAAAAGCATTTGATGAAAAAGAGGGGTTGCCATATAAATGATGATGCTCTATAATAAATAGTATGAGAAACAAATCTATCCCTGCACCTATTAGAGGACGGCGGCCACTGGATTTTGTTTCTCGACACCCTATTACTTACAATCATGGCACTTTGGAGAGCGGTTGTCAAGATAGACAACAGACTACTATCAACAGAATTTGAAAGTTTGAGTAACTTTGGTTCTGACGCCAAGATAGAAGCAATAGGTAGATTCGGAACACAGGATATAACATTATATCCAAAGTCCGAAGGGCGAAGAGGTAGAGTGTGACATTATTGGGAGTGTCACATGGGGGTTGCCTTTAAAAAGTAAATATACTATTATAAAGATGTGGAGAGAGGGTTTGTGTTTGTTCCTCTGCTCCACTTCTTTTTTTTATTCTACATTATGACAACACTAAGCGAAGCAAAAAACAAAACAAAAGTTCTACTATGGACAGAGAAACTCTGCCGTGCTCTTGAACAACAGTATAGAGATTATTCATTACGCTCTATTGTTCATAATCAAAATATGTCTGAAAAACCTGATCCATATTTACAGGAGAGAGTTACCAAGATTGAGTCAGGCGAGGAAGATAGAATTAGTTTTTTTATCGAGAAAGGTAGAAAGTATTACAAAGTTTGTATGAGAACTAAACAAGTCAACAGACAGTTTGATGACAGTATTAGTGTTCATGCTTTCGTTGATAAAAAGACTGGCGAAGTATATAAACCAGCAGGGTGGAAGCAACCCGCCAAACACGTTAGATTCAACATGAGTGATGATGTTGACAGGGCAAGACTCTATAACGTGTGTGATTGGGCGGGTGGTTATCTCTACCTTAAATAATATACAGCACACTAAATAACTAAAAAGAATAAATCATGGGTTACGATTCACTTACATCAGATACCGAGACACTAACAAAAGTTAAGTTGGGTCAGGTGGATAGATTAAAGAAACAGTTAAATTCGGCGATGAAAACTATTGGCAATCTTGATGAAAGATTGAGAACATTAGAGTCAATGGTTCATGCTGCCTTACTCAAACAGCAAGATGATATAAAGGCACTTGTTATTGAACTCAATACTTTAAAGGGAAATGTTGAGGAAAAGGAAGCATCAAAGAAATTTGATATGGACGCTGTGCCTGCTCAATATGGCGGTGCTGGAGCGCCTCCGATTGGATAGTTGCCAAACTGCCCACAATATGTAATACTAAATTTGAACACAAACTATTTTTTTTATGGAAGATGAAATGATTGATCTCTATGAGATCGCTGAATCAAATGATGATTGGATTCACACAATAGAGGGAGTTGAAGAAGTATTCGACCCAGAAACACAAAAACTATTAGCACAGTTCTAAAACTGTCACAATGACCCTAGATTCTAGGGTCATTTTTTATTATAATATGATTACTGACACAAACACTATGGAATTGAGAGATCATCAAGAGAAGATCATACAGTTGATGACAAAAGACACAAAGGGTAAAATACTTGTGCCTACTGGCGGTGGTAAGACAATGTGTATGATTCAAGATGCTAAGTGGCGTTTCAGTATGTCTGTGCCTCAGACTATAGTTGTTGTTGCTCCTAGAATACTATTGGCAAATCAATTATGTTCAGAGTTCCTTGAGCATATTGACAATGCAGAGGTGCTTCATGTACATAGTGGAGACACACATCATTTCAAGACCACTAAACCAAAAACTATGGAGAAGTGGTATCACAATACTATCAAACATATTCTGATCTTTACAACATATCACTCACTTCACAGAATTGAGGAAGCACAGGATATTGAGGTGGACACAATATATTTTGATGAAGCACATAATGCTGTACAGAGTAATTTCTTACCCGCTGTCAAGCATTTCTCAAAGTATGCTAATCGTAAGTATTTTTTCACTGCTACACCTAAGAACAGCAAGAACCCTGACATGGGTATGAATGGTAAAACATTTGGCAAAACTATCATTCAAGTGCCTGCTCCTGAGTTGATTGAAAAAGGTTATATCTTGCCTCCAAAAGTCAAGGCAGTGAAATATCCAGTTGGTTATTTTGAGAGTCAGGAAGAAATTGATAAGACAGTTATTCTTGATGCTCTCAAGAATGAGAAGCACATGGATAAAGTGTTGGTTACTGCTAAGTCAACTAACAATATTCGTAACCTTATCACAAAAACAGATTTTCAGGCAATATGCCATGATATGAAATATAATGTGCTTCACATTACATCAAAGTATGGCGCCATTATCAACGGTAAGAAAGTAAACAGAGAGACATTTTTCAACTTAATGAACAAGTGGGGCAGTGACCCTGAGAAAAAGTTTGTTATGTTTCATCACTCTATATTATCAGAGGGTATGAATGTCAGCGGACTCACTGCTGCTATTCTTATGAGAAACCTTGATCTTATTACTATGGCACAGACTATTGGTAGAGTCATTAGACTTGACAAGAGTGACGCTGGTAAACTAAAATCAGGAGAACTAAAACCACAAACTAAAGGTTTCAAAAAACCATTTGGAAAGATGTTTGTGCCAGTGTATAACAACGTAGGTATCTCTACAGAAAAGAGATTACAGAGTGTTGTTGATACTATCTTTGTCAAGGGAGAGGCACAGGAATCAATTATCAACAGAAAAAAGTAACTAGATAGTATTATGGAATCAAATCAAGGACATAACCGAATACCTAAAAGTAGGTATGTAAGTTTAGCAAAAATGGAACAACATTATGCTGATAGAATGTCAATGCTGGTCGAAAAAATACAATTAAGAGCAGCAGAGGCAATTCTTGAAGAAATGACATATACAGGAGAAGAGATAGACGATTGTGACCTATTTCTTGATGATTTAACTGATTGGTTAGATAGTCCATTTCCAGGCACAGGTATAAACTTTTACGATAAAGATGATGACGAAGGAAGATCGCCAAACTAAAAAAGATTTAATGAACATAGTTTATCCTAATCACTTAAAATATTTGAAAAAATTGAAATCTGAGTTGAAAAGGGATAAGGGCATGAAACCTAGAAGAAATTGGAATCCATTTAGGAAAAGAAAATGAGTGCTGAGAGTCTATTACTATTTGCTATTGGTATCAATAAGTTTAAAGTAACTAATTGGCAAGAAAAGAAACCTAAGTTATTAGAAATGATTAACTTAGATAGTAAGGATATAGTAGAGTGCCAGACTGACTATTACAAATATCAAACAAGACCGCCATATTTTGATAGTTTTGTAAAGATTTTGTCGGAAGATATAGACAATTTGGTAAATACATTTACAGAGGGATTAAGTGAGCGTTATGGTGGAGAGTGCCCAGTTCAAAATTTAGAAACTTGGCAGTTATGGTCACAGAGATATACTAAAGGACAATATCATGGTTCACATAATCATGGCATGATGAATATATCATGTGTATTATATGTTGAGTTTGATGAAAAGGAACATATCCCCACTACATTTTACTCGCCATTTCCTAATCCTTACTATGGCACAATAAGTAAAGCAACGCCTCCAGTATCAGAGGGAGATATAATTGCTTTCCCATCATTGTTGTTACATGAATCGCCTGTATCGCCATCAGATAAGCAGAGAACTATCATGTCTTTTAACATACCACTACTATAATGTATAAGATTAACGTAACTTTATCAGATAGGCAATATAACCTATTGAGTGAAGCATTATTCTACTATTCAGAAGAAAAAGATGGCGTTGCTAGTTCTATTGAAGAACTAGAGGATTTAATTGATGCCTCTACAGTAAAGGTAA